GTCTTGTTTGCCGTCCCCGCTTTCCGACCGCCGATCTTAGTGTGACCCGGCTCGAACCTCACTACCCCTCCACTACTTTAGTACAGTCTGCCGCTATGCCACGTCCCGTGCGGGACCGCAAGAGCGTGTCTTCCTCCCGTTTGTGCCATGTGCCACGTCTGACCATGGCGCGCGAACATTTTAGAATCACCATAGCACCTAAGGTACCTTAGCTTTGCTATTCAGACTCTCATAACCTAGTGGGCACAGTGGTCACACTGGTAACATCCTAGGGAATCCCTAGGGATTTTTGTGACCACTGTGACCACTCTAGGGGCCTTTTGTTACCGGTCTAAGTGCTCAAATTTGGGGTCGGGCTTATACACTCTCTCCCCTCGCTTCAGCGTCCAAGCGCCCAACAGGTTCTCGCGACCGTACTCAACCGGCGGATCGCCGAAGATTTTCACGTCGACGTCTTTGCCTAGTCGGTCCTTGGCCCAGCCCAGCCTGTGCAGGCAGGTGACGACGCGGTTCGAGGCAACCTGGTCCCATCGACTGGCTTCGATATTGAGCACGATTCGGAGAATCATCCGAACCGAGATGCATAGCGGCTCGGTCCGTTGGAGTATGTCGGCGATGACCGGCTCCCACTCATCTTCGACCCGCCGCTCCTCCTGCTCGATCCCGGCGAGCTTTTCGAGCGAAGCATCGAGCCACCATTGCTCGCCCCGCTCATAGCGGACGCGGGCCTCAGCCCACAGCTGGTCGCGCACCTTGGTCAGCCCCGGAATATCGATCTTGGTGCACTTGATTGGCCAGAACCGGCGAGCGCCGGTGGCGTCGCGCAGATATTCCGAAGGATTGACAGTGCCGCCAAAGATACACTGACGCGGCTGCTGGATCACATGCGTCGCGTAGGGCGGGCGATAGCGGTCGGTGGCGCGCGACATAAACGCCTTAACACGAGACACCTCGGCTTTCTTGAGAGCATCGAGTTCGGCAAGCTCGACGATCCAGACCCCAGCAAGCTCCTGGGCGGCATCCTTGCTGCCGAATTCACTAAGCCCATCGGTAAACCATGGGCTCGCCAACGTCTTTATTGCCGTCGACTTCAGCAGCCCCTGCGGGCCTTCGAGGATCACCGCGCAGTCTGCCTTGCATCCCGGCTCCATGACTCTGGCGACGGCGGATATCACCCACCGTGCGCCGACAGCACGCGCATAGGGCGTGTCCGGTGCGCCAAGGTAATCGATCACCCAAGTATCGAGGCGCGCCTCCCCGTACCACACGCAGCGTTGAAGATAGGCGGTCACCGGGTGGAATTGGTGTTTCCGGGCGACCGAATAGGCGGCTTGCCCGGCGATCCTCTTATCGACAAGGACGTGATTGTGCTGCAGCCAGGCGGCGGCACGAATGTCGTGCGCATCGCCCCATTGATTGCCGAGTTCTGGCCAGGGCGGGGGTCCCTCGATCATCATACGCAGATGGAAAACATCCCAAGAGAGTCGGCCCTGCCACTCCGGCGCCTCCTCGAAAGCGATGATCGCATTGGCGAGGATGCGCAGCGGCACGCCACTCTCTGTCTTGATCAGCTTGGCCCGCCATGCCGTCGACATGGACTGTGGCTGAATCGCAAGCGGCTTAGCTTCGTCCATCAGCGCCTTGAACGCCTCGCGAAAGTGATCCGGCGCCGACAGATAGAGCGCGCTCGGATCTTTGGTCTTGGGTGGCATCTCGATCAACCGAACGCGCGGCGCGATGCGCGACTTGGAGAGCCACCGCATCACCTCCTCGCCGCCCTTGTCGTCCTCGATCACGACATAGATGATCGCGACCCCGTCGAAGAGCTCCGCGTCGCGGTCCTCGTTCCAATTACTGGCTCCCGGTAGGCCTAGAGCAGGAAACCCATGCAGCCATAGCGTCTGTGTGTCGCTCTCGCCTTCGACGAGGATGACATAACCTATCGCCGGCAAGTGCGGCGCATTCCAGCAGCCATAGAGACAGACGGTTTTGCCCTTGCCCTCGCCCTTGCGCCAAAAGTGCCGCTTCTTCTTGTCGCCGGTCAGGTTGACTCGAAACCGCACCGATGCGGTTTTGTTGTTGCCGAAGACGCGAAAGTAGGTCGTGCGCACTGCCGGCAGCCTGTCTGGCCCGTATTCGGCCAGGGTCGTGACGCCGCGCTCCTTGAGCCATTCAACGTCGAACCGTTTCGCCGCGGCGTACTCTTCCAGTGTCAGCCCTGTCGGTGTCTCCTCATTGATCAGATCTGTCCGCCCGAGCGTCTCGGCGACAAAGACCGCGGCCTCCATGAAATCGAGTCCGCGGACCTTCATGGCGACATCGAAAATCGACGCTGAGCTGTCGCAGCTGCACCGTGCGTTTGCCGCCTCGGCATCCCACCGCCAGCTCGGGTTGTTGTCGATATGATCGGGGTAGGGGCAGGTGATATGCCCCTTGGAGGGCCAATCGATCGCGAGAGCGTCGAGGATCTCGGTCTCGTGGCCCTTGACCACCTCCTTGATCACCGTCCATTGAACATGACGGCGAGCCGACGCCTCGCTCTGCGGTGGCGCGTCGTTCAAGTCGATCGTCATGTGCTCCCCTTAGTCCAGGATGACCAGCCCGCTTTCGGCGCGTGTAATCGCCGTGTAGAGCCACTGAGCGCGTTGCTCGAGGCTCCGCCCCCACTTATCGTCGAGGACGATAATGTTCTCCCACTGGCTGCCCTGCGCCTTGTGGCAAGTGATTGCCCAGCCGAAGGTCGCTTCGATCAGTGTCTTCTTGTCCTTCCAGTCGCGCTCCTCGCGCCGCGGATCGAGGGTCTCGTGATCGAGGAAGTGACCGGCATAGATCGGCAGCTTGGTGTCGTTGCCCTTGCCGCCGATCTGCATGCCCTCCTCGGTGGTGATCGTCGCAAGGAACCGCACGTCGTCGATCTGTTCGATCTCCTGCAGTTCGAGGAACATGCCGTTCAGCAACCCGAGACCATGGTTGTTCTTGAGGCAGATGATCTTCTCCCGGGGCCCGGTCGGCAGCGCCGAACCGTTAAAGCCGGCGGCCTTGCGCATGGCGTTGTTGAGCGCGTAGCGCGTCCGATTCATTCCGCAGATCACCTGCCCACCGTTCAGCAGGTGTGCCGCGGTCACTCCGGCGCCCGACATCTTGCAGACAAACTCATCGTGCGTGCCGTAGGGAATCGAGATCCCCTGACGCGCCATCGTGGCGAGACGGATGATCGCGCTCTCGGCGGCTTGCCGGTGGATTTCGGTCAACATGACATCGGGCTCTTGCGCGGTGAAGGCGCCGGCGCCCTTGATCGGCGGCAGTTGCCCGGGATCACCAAGGACGAGAATCGGCTTTTCGAACGACAAGAGGTCAGCCGCCAAATCCGGACCGACCATCGACACCTCGTCGAGCACGACGAGCTGGCAGTCGCGCACTGGGCTCTCCGGGTTTAACCGGAATCGCGGCTGCCGCATGTCCTTGAGCTTTATCCGAAACGCGGAGATCTCGGTGTCGGTGGCCATGCGTTCGGCACCAGCGAGCCCGCGTGCGAGCTGCTCGAGCTCGTCGAGCTGGTTCTGAGCCATAGTGATCAGCGTCTCGCTCTCTTCGCTGACGTGGTAAATCAGGCGATGGATTGTCGAGCACGGCATGCCGCTCTTGCGCTGAAGCACGTATGCCGCCTTGCCGGTGAAGCAGGCTTGCATGACGTCCTCGTCGTCGAGCCCAAGATCGTCGATCACGTGCTTGACGATCGTGCTCTTGCCGACCCCGGCATAGCCGAACAAGCCGAAGACCTGCTGCACCGCGGTGCCGTTGAGGAACCATTCTTTGATCGCGCGTAGCGCCTTGGCTTGCGCATCGGAGAGGATCAGGTCGTTCAAGGCTGCCTCCTATCGGCAACGGCCAGTGAGATCGATCAGCCGCGGCTTGTCGGGGTCGAAGACGGCGATCGGGCCGCTGTCGGCAAACTCGATCCGTACCGTCTCGCCGAAATGCGCGGCGAATTCCTTTAGGTGCTCGGCATTCGCCAGGACCGTGACCGCGCCGCTCGAGCTGCATGGCAACGCCTGGAGGGATGCGCGGATTGGCGCGCCGCCGACGACATAGTCGACGTGATGACCTGCAGCGTGCCGTCCTCGACCATGATGACGTGCGCGGCGTGCGGCAGGATCGTCTCGCAATCGGGGAAGGGGCCGTCGAGCAGCTTCGAGGCCAATGTCGAAGACAATCCTGCGCTCGGCCAGCGCGATCCCGATCTCCCCGCGCTTGGGCAGCAGGGTGCGCAACAGGGTCATGGACTTTGTTGGCATCGTTACCGCCGGCATTCCGGTGACCGGCGCCTCGATTTTCGAGATCGCGATCGAGACTCCGTCCATCGCGTAGACGGCGAGCGCATTCCCGCTCTCTCAGTGCAGACCCTGCAGGTACGGGCGGAGCTCGTTCGCGCGCTTGACGATCGCCGTGGAATCTCGATGGCCGCCGCAAAGAGATCAGCCGGCACCGCATAGCTGTGCGGCATCTCACTGCGCAGCGGGCTCGGAAAACCTTCGGTGGCGTGCGTCGGCAGACGGAGCGTCGCTCCGCCGCTCTTGAGGTCCATCGAGCCATCGACGACGCTCGCCATCACGGCCTCGCCCGCGAGACGCTTGGTCATCTCGATCAGAATCTTGACCGGCACCGCGGTCTTGCCGGTCTCCATGATCTTCGCCGCCGGCGGCATCATGGTCAGAAACCGCTCGTGGTCGGTGGCGCTGAACGACAGTGCGCCATTGGCATCGATCAGGGTATTGTCGAATATCGGGGCCTTATTGCACAGCGGGAGCGCGTCCTTGAGGTGACGCAGGGCCTCCTGCAGCTCTTTACGCGGCAGTTCAAATCGCATCCTTATCTCCAACAGTGATCGCGGTATTCGCAGAGGGTGCAGAGATAGCCGGGCTCGGCGCTGACCCGTGGCGGCATCCATCCCTTGACGATGCTGACCGCGCGATCGACGAGGCGCTGCGCCTCGACAGAGTCAGCCGGGACGAGCTCGTGGTAGATTTCGCTCGTGTTCTTGTTCAGCGCCGAGAACAGGCAGACGGCGAAGTCGAGGTAGCCCATATAAAGAACGACCTGGCCGTAGTAGACCGGCTTCGAGGCGCGCAATCCGTGCTTCACTAGATCCGACCATGCTCGGTCGTTCAGCCCCTTGGCTTCCCACAGGCACGGATAAGGAAATCCGAGGTCAGGGCCGCCGAAGATGATGCCGTCAATATGTCCGGCGATCGGGCCATCGGAGAAGGCGAACTGCTCGCCGGTGAGAGGATTGATCGTGCGAAGATCGAAGCCGGCTCCTTCGATCCACTGGATCAGCAGATCCTCGAGAACCTTGCCGGTCGCGAAGATGCGCGACGAGCAGCCGTCGATCGGCGTCGGCTCCAGCTCCGCATGTGCATAAGCAATACGGCGGCCGCATGGGTCGCCAAGGATCGAGGCGCCCAGATAATCGCGCGGCGGCTCGAGCGAGCGCACGCGCATCAGCTCGGCATCGATCAGCGCATTGATGCGCTCGCTTAGCGACAGCGTCACGGGGCCGGCGCGCCCCGGCACGTAGCCGCTCTCATGATTGAAATCGATCGTCATCAGAACGGCACTGTGCCACGCGCGGATTGCTTATGCATCGAGGCGCGCAGCGCGTTCCACACCGTTTCGATCAGACCGTCGATCTGCTCGGCAGTGCACTCGATGAAGGCATTGGCGATGCCGAGCTTGACCAGGGCCTCATAGAGTGGCTGACGGGTGGCCTCGATCGCTTCCTTTTCCATGTGCGTCAGCATCGCCAGTTCTCCGAGATCATGTTCAAGGAAGCGGTCGAGCCGGTTCTTAATGATCGCCAACAGAGCAGCTGAGCAGTCCGAGCCGCAGCATGGCCATATGAGTGACGACCATTGCAGCGGCTCGAATGCCTGACGACCGCAAACCACGCACACCTGCTTGAGGGTAGTTAGCCGAAAAGTCCTAGCTGCTTCGGGTCCGCCGGGCCATTCTCGATCTCTTGCTCGCGGGAGATTCGAAGCTTGTGATATGCGCAGACCGCCGCCCACCCCATGCCCAGTAGCTCCTCCTGACGTAGCAAGTGTAGCGGACGATTGAGACTGGTCTGACTGTCGATCAGCCATTGGCCGATCGCCATTCCCACCCTCGTCCACAATTCTCTGTCCATTTCTCCGACCCATCTGGCTTGCTCGCTTTCGGGAAGGGGTGGGGCCTTGCGGCCCCGGCCTCTCACTTCTTCTCCTTTGTTATCCACGCGGGAGGTGTCGTTGTTGCCGGCTGCGCCGGTGCCTTTGCGGGGGCGTCTTGCTGCCAGGCGGGCTTCGGCTGGGCCGTCAGCTGCCGAGGTTGCGCCGCCTGCCGCGATGATGGTGCCGGCGCGACTTCCTGGCCGTTCTTCAGTGCGGCGTATTGCGGCTCGCCCGGCACCACGACATGGGCAATCCGGTTCTTGTGGGGATACTGGAAGCCGTCTGGAGATTGGTCGCCGGGCTCGATCCCAATCTTGGCAAAGAACTCGATGCCGTCGAGATCGCTGAACCCGCGCAGTGCCCGCTTGGCCTTCGCTGCGTCGGACATGTCGCTCGGGTCGAGTCCGAGAGCGCTGTCAATCATGGCGCGGATCGTGGCCTTGCTGATATTCCACGCCTTGCTGACGCCATCCTCCCCGAGCTTGCCTCCGGATACGACGAGGTTTTGCCACAGCTTGCGGCTCTTGTGCGGACCGCTGATCACAGTGAATTCGCAGTCCAGGTAGGCCGCATCGCTGGCCTTCGACAGCTTGAACAAGCCGAGGTCGAATTCGCTGCAGCCGGCAATGTTCTCGCCACCGCGGCGGACATTCATGTGCAGCTGGCAGTAGACTCCGTCTGGGATTACCCCATCCGGGCGCTGCGGGCCGGCGTCGTTCATGTCATACAATGCTGACATCGATAATGCTCCTTTAGCTGGTGTTGATCTTAAAGAGCAGGCGAGCTAGGTTGGGTTCCTCGATCAGATCGAGGCAACCGCTACGATCGCCTGCAGGCAGCCCCCAAGGATTGGGGGATTGACAGCAAAGAGCACGAACCGCGCCTTTGCCGAGATTGTGAATCCAGGTATTTGTGATGGTGTCGTAGTCGAAGTCGCTCATTGTCACGACTTGATCGACGATGTAGGGCAATTCACTGGAGATCTTCGCCCCTTCGGTTTGCAGCGAGAAAATTTCGCGCCCGAGTTCGTTGGTGAAATTGTCGAGACCGCCGACAAAGATCACGGTCTTGTCGCTGTGCTGCAGATGCTTCAGAAGTCCAACAACCTCGCGCCCAAGCAAGCCATAAGCGCCGCGCAGATCCTGTCGGCCAGTGCGCGAGCTGAAGGCGTCGGGCTGGCTTTTGCTCCAATGAAAGGCGATGCGGCTTAGGTCGGTGATGGAATCGACAAACACACAGGCGTAGCGGCTTGGGTCAATGCCGCCGGAGATCTCGACGGCATGCTCGAAATGCGCTGCCGAGAACGCCTCCTCCGGCGCCCTAGACGGATCAGGCCCACCGAGCAGACATACGATATTGATGATGTCGGGCCACGAGCGCAGCGCGACGCTGTCGCCATGCCACCCGCTAACCGAGGCCAGCCCGGCCTCGAGGTCGAGGACAAGCGTCTCGGGTGCCGAGAGGGTGAATAGCAGTGACGTTTTTCCGATTTTTGCGCGGCCGCAGACAACGAGCGAATTCGTGCGCGTGCCGAGACGCTCGGCGGCGGTAACCAACCTCAGCATGATTCACCTTTCAGGAGAGCATCGGTGCGCGACCAGGCCAGCTGATCGGCCGGCAGATTAAGAAGAAGGGGGTCGTCCATATTTTCGGGGAGATCGCCGAAATCGATGATCTGGGCGTATAGGCGATCGCGCAGCTCGCGCAACTGCGGCAACCGCTCGCCGAGCGGGCAGAGAGCTCGAATCCGGTTGTTTTTCGGATGGTTGATGTTATAGGGCATACACATCTCCTACGATTCTCGCGGTTGGCGCCGCGGGCCCTTAGCCGGTGGACGATCCGCCGGCTTTTTTCTTGGGAGGTTCGCCATTCGGCCGCGGTGACGAGAGCGGCCAGGGCACGCCTGAAGGCCAATTTTGATCAAACCATTGACCCGCACGTTCGAGCGTGTCCGAGCGCATCGCTTTGCCTTCCGCCAGCCGGCCTAAGCTTGCCCAGTTGCCGCATGCCTGCACCGAGATCGTGCTGAGCCGCCGCTTCTTGGCGCCGGAATAGACGTCGGCGAGACGGCGGACTTCGCTCGCGGAATACATCGATGCCGAACCCCCACCATAAAACAATGAACATGTTCCCGATATCGAAAATTGAGTCAATGCGACCTGTCAATATCAAAAAGAGTTGAGGTTTTGTGATGACACCCGGTACCAACATCGATTAGGATGCGCGCTCGATGCACCCCGGGAGAGCGAGATCAATGGCTTGGAACGACAAGGTATTCCGCGACCGAATCACGCACAGGGCGCTCGAGATCCGTAAGTCTCAGGCACAAATTTTGAGCGAGGCTGGGCTCTCGAAGGGATGGTTGAGCGCCGGCAACGGCCGAACGATCAGCACCATGGAGAGAATCATGGAGCCGCTTGGCTGGACGCCACGAGATCTGTTTCAGGCCATGTCGGCAGCGCTCGGGTGGGATTTCGACGAATCGAAAGGAGTGTGGATCTCAAACAAGGAGATCGACCAGCTGGTGGCCGCATTTGTCAAGAAGGCCGAGCAGTTAAATCAGGATGTTGCTGAGGAAAAATTAAAGAACGCCGCCCTGGCGTACCAGCTCAGCGTGGCGAATGCCACCTTAGAGTATCTGAAAGATCATGGGCCAGAAGATGTTAGCGTCTTTGCCGCGCGCGGATATTCCATCTCCTCCTTGCCCGGATCAGCTCATCTACAGGGCCAAAGCGTCTTTGGGGCGGATGCTACGGTAAAGCGGGGTAATGGCGTGGCAGAGCCGGACGGGTCGCCAGATGATGACGAGCCCATCCGTCAGGAGGTCGCCAACCTAATGCGCGACCCGTAGGTCGCCCGGCTTGACACATACAAATTTTTTGGGCTATCGCCTCCTCCCAATTAGTGGAGGCGGCAACGATCGAGATCCACACGCTCGAAGAAGTAGCGGCTAAGCTGCGGGTGCCGACGCGCTGGCTTCGGCAAAAAATTCGGGAGCACGACGTCCCTGTTCTGGGTAAGGGTCGGTACGTGCGGTTTGACAATCTTTCCCTCGACAAACTGAAAGAAGCACTCCGATGCCCCTCCGCGTCGTCAAACGGACAGACCGAAAAGACGTGCTCACGATTGTCGGGACGATCCGTCTCGGCTCGGGTCAGCGCCTCCGAATTCGACAAAGCGCTGCGAGCAACAACTCCCAGCTCGCTGCCGAGGAAGCCGCGGTCATCGAGGCGCAGCTGCTCCGCTCAGATTGGCATGGCGAACGTCGTGGGACTCGATCGTTCGCCGAAGCCGTAGTCAGCTATCTGGAAGCCGGGGCCCGCGGCAACGCCGAGAAGAAGCGGCTGCATCGCATTCTAAAGGCGCTAGGTGACGTGCGGCTCGGTGACGTAGATCAGGACGCGGCAACCCGGCTACGCCACTCTATGCTGCGCGCGCACCCGGCGCCGGCCACGATAACCCGCGAGATCGTGACGCCGTTGCGTGCTGTCCTGCACCATGCTCACCGGCGCGGTTGGTGCGGCGCCCCGCTGCTGGATGCCCCGAGCTCGCCGCAGGGACGCACACTCTTTATGATTCCGGTGGAAGCCGAGAAACTTCTGACGGCATCCGCTCCGCATCTGCGCCCGGTGATCACCTTCCTCCTCGGCACCGGCGCCAGATTGTCCGAAGCGCTCTATCTCGATTGGCGTGATGTAGATCTGACCGGGGCCCGGGTGATCTTCTGGCCCGACAGCACGAAGGCGGGCAAGCGCCGCAACGTGATCCTGCCCTCGCGTGTGGTGGTCGAGCTCGCGAACATTCCGCACCGTGACGGCGCGGTGTTCCGCCGTCCGGACGGACAGCCTTATGACGATCGCGATGGGTATGGCGGACAGATCAAGACGGCGTGGAAGGGTGCCATCCGTCGCTCCGGGCTCAATCCCGAGTTCACGCCGCATACCTGCAGGCACACTTGGGCCAGCTGGCACTATGCGCTGCATCGGGATCTGTTGCGGCTCAAAGAAGAAGGCGGCTGGTCGTCCGTCACCCTGGTCGAGCGTTACGCGCACCTCCTCCCTGCAGGGCAGGAGAGCGCGATCCGCGAGTTCCTTGGTCTCGCGACGTTGAGAACGGTCGCAGCATGAAAGACGAGACCAACATCACTTTTCGAGTATCGCGGTCACTCTATTAGCGGCTCAAGGAGGTCGGCTCTGAGAACGGAATGTCGGAGGAGATCCGTCAGCGACTTGAGAAGTCTCTCAGCTTCGCCGACGACAAGCCAACCGAGGCTTTTATCGAGGCGCTCTGCGGGCTCCTGGCATTATTGGAGCGAAAGGGTCGTTGGCACGAAGACCCCCTCTTATTCGAGACGTTCCGTTCTGCACTCGATGCTTTGCTCGGCATCTACTGCCCTGAAGATCCACGCACCATAAAATTGCGTGAGGTCGCAGCATGAAGAAGATCTCGGACATACATTGGGCTGCGCGAGCGAGACGAACACTCGCCCGGAAAACGATTTCTTCGAAACGCCAGCGGAATGCACCGTCGCGCTGATCGAGGCTGAGGAGCGCCCCCATCGGATCTGGGAGCCATGCTGGGCAACGGCAGCATCTCGAGAGTGCTCGAGGCTTCCGGTCGCGATGTCGTCTCGACCGATCTCGTCGATCGCGGCTACGGGCAGGGCGGAGTCGACTTCTTCCGCGTCGACGTCCCGCCGACAAAGGCGATCGTCACAAACCCGTCGTTTGCGCTCGCTCGGGAGATGATCGAGCATGCCGTCCAGATCGGCATCGATTACATCGCCTTCCTGCAGCAACCGCACTGGCTCAACACCCAGAAGATGGGGCGCACGGTCGAGGAGGTATGGTGCCCGGATCGCACCTATCACCTCCTGTTCCGCGCCGACTTTCGAAACCAAGGAGCTCCGCCACAGCCGATCAACTGGTGGATCTTCGAGCGCCACTCGATGAAGCGGACGGTCTGGACGGCGAGACTGCTGTGGCGGCCGGCCGTGGCACCAGCACGACACCAGAACCGACACCACGGGAAATCCTGATGCTGTGTCAATCGCTTAGATGGTGGCGGCTCGTCTTACCAAGGGAGTGCTCTACCACTGAGCTACGGCAGCGTTCCGGTCCATAGATCGTCCCGACGCGAGCGGGTGCCAATACACTAGGGTGCCGAGGCT